TTCATGTTGGGGGAGCAGCTGGCTCCACTGGAGTATGGACAGGGAGCCTTCGAGCTTCCATTCGGCATGAAGGGGATGAGCATCGGTGTCTAGTACCGCTGTAGAGGACAAGAAGAAGCCGTCCGAGCTGTACTCCGAGATCCCGGAGTTGGGCTACGAGCAGGGTGTGGACTCCTCCTTGGCGTACACCACCCCGTTCAACCCCGTCGCCATGGGCCTGAAGAAGACCCCCTCTGAGGACCTCAACGAGGTGCTCAAGGACGAGTACAACGTCACGCGCCCCACCACCCGCCAGCTCGTCACCATGCGCCGTCTGGACGGCCACGCCCGAGCCCTGTACCGCCTCCTGACGCTGCCGATCCGCGCCTCGCTGGTGTCGGCCACCTTCAAGCCCGCAGACGGCGGAGAGGCCGAAGGAGAGTTCATGGAGGCCGTCTTCCGGACGGCTCCGGCCAACGGGGGCATGACCACCACCTTCCAGCGCTTCATGGGCCAGATGCTGGGAGCCCTGTTCGAGGGCTTCTCCTGTTTCGAGAAAGTGTTCTGGGTTCCCACCAAGGGTCCGCTCAAGGGCAAGTACACCCTGAAGAAGCTGGCCTACCGTCCCTCCGACACGATGACCTTCGTGGCTGACAAGACCGGTGGGTTCGCCGGGCTCCGCCAGCGTGCTGTCGTCGGTGGCAAGGTCACCGACGTCTTCATCGAGCCGGAGTACGCGTTCTACTACTCCGCGCAGGAGGACGAGCGCAAGTTCTACGGCGTCTCCTTCTTCGAGTCCGCGTTCCCGCACTACGACGCCAAGGCCAAGGCCTACTTCACTGCCCACCTCGCAGCCCAGCGGGCAGCTGTAGGCACCCGGATCGGCACCGTCCCCCCGAATGCCTCCCAGAACGCCAAGACCGAGTTCGCGCGGAACCTGAGCAGCCTCGCGCTGGCCCAGTGGATGATGATGCCCGAGGGCTTCAAGGTTGAGGTGCTGAAGGAGGGCGGGACCTTCGACTTCCTGAACCTCATCAACCACCACAACCACATGATGAGCGAGTCGATCCTAGCGGCCTTCTTCGACGCCGACACGGGCGGTGGCTCCGGTGAGTCCGGCTCATTGGTGAACTTCGCCACCCCCGGTGACGACATGTTCGTCTTGATGCTGCGGGCGATCATGGACGACGTCGCCAACCAGATCAACCACTACATCATCCCCCAGCTGATCGATTACAACTTCGACGGTGGCAAGTACCCGACCTTCACGTGGGGCACCTTCACCGACGAGCAGCGCTCGGCCATCGCAGCCACCTTCGACAAGCTCGCCACCTCCGGGCAGTCCATGAACGTCTCCGAGGAGTTCATGCGCGAGCTGGAGAAGACGCAGGCCAAGGAGATGGGGCTGGAGATCGACTGGGAGCTGGTCGAGGCCCGGGAGGCAGAGGAGAAGGCCGTAGCAGCAGCCCAGTTCGCTGGCGGTGGAGTCGGCCCCGATGGTCAGCCCCTGCCGGGAGCCGCACCCGATCCTGCACTGGCAGGAATCGCCGGAGCACCCGGAGATGTCACCAATGCCGAGCTGGGTGGCGCACAGGACCTGACCGACGTTTTGGGAATCATGGCCAAGAAGGCAGACAAGGCCGCTGGCGCAGGATCCTCCACACCGCCCCCCGCTGACCCAGCCCTCAAGGCGAAGAAGACGGTGAAGCTGTCTGGCATCACCGATGACATGTTCGACTGGGCGCTCCAGATGGTAGGGATCGCAGGAGAGGACTACAGCGATGGCTGACGCACCCACCCCGGCAGTGGGAGTTCGCCGGGTACGCACCACCGAGGGGGCCCGGTTCTTCGGCCTCCCGGTCGGAGGCGAGATCGGCAACCGCTACGACCCCAACATGAAGGCTGCCAAGCGGGCTACCTCCCTCACCCGGCTGACCAGCCTCCAGCGCCAGTTCGCAGTGGCCAAGAAGACTGGCAACCTCTCTCAGATGCGCTCCGTGCAGGAAGAGTTCACCATCGCGGTGAAGGACTACGCAGCCACCAACGGCCAGCTGACCGACGTCCTCAGCGCGCTGGTCGGGTCCCGGGGACGGTCGGACATGGCGATAGACAAGCAGAGCCTGAAGTCCTGATGGCCAGCTTCGGGGAGCAGTTCGAGGCTTCCCGGAAGACCAACCAAGCCATCAGGGCTCTGGAGGTGTCTGTCCGGATGCGGATCGCAGAGGCCTTTGCGGATTGGGTAGACGGCAGGCACAGCGACCAGTCCGTGCGCTGGGCGATGGAGGCCATCATCCGTGACGCCTACCGCTCCGCCGCAGCTGTCGGTCTTGCCCACCTGTCTGCACAGGCCGGGGTCCCCCGATGGAAGCCCACCGGGATGAGGGTCGAGGTGCTGCGCTCGGCGTACCTCGACGGTCTACTGGAGGACGTCCGCAAGAACCTTCGTGAGTACAAGGCCGGACCCCACGACGACGCCGCCCGAGCACGCTTCGTTTCCAGAATCGCCCACAGCGCTGGAGTGGCAGCCAGCAGAGGTCACACCGATGCTCTCCTGCGAGGAGCCCGGGAGCTGGTGGACACCTACGGCTTCGTCGTGCGCAAGGTGTGGCGAGCCAACTTCGTCAACCATGTCCCCTGCGAGCTGTGTGGGGCACTGGAGGGCACGGAAGTGGGTCTCGGGGAGGAGTTCCCCTCCGACAATCGGCTGAAGGTCTACGGGGACCTGAAGGGCCCCCCGCGCCACCCCCGGTGCATGTGCTGGCTGGTGATCCTGATCGAGGGGCTGGAGAACTACAACGACTCGACCACCGAGGACAGCACCACCTCTGAGCGGGAGACGTTGTCCACCGATGAGGTCCAGAAGATGAGCCCCGGCTTCTTCGTCAAGATCGTCCACTGGCTCCGGAAGCTGGTCAGGACGCTGAGGAGTGCAGATGAGTGAGCTTCCACAGGCCCATGAGACCGTCCGGGTCACCTTCGACACCTACCTCGGAGCCGCTGAAGGACTCCTTCTGGTGCTCGAAGATGCCCGGGTCACCGAGTGTGTCTACAGCTTCACAGGGCTCTCCCCGAACAGGATTCTGAAGATGGGCCTCACCCTCCAAGGTGACGTGGCCGATCTTCTAAGGCGTGTGGAGCTGATTTCGGGTTCTCACACGGAGTGACTTCCAGTGCTTTCAGAATCTCTCTGCTGAGGACAACCACATTGACCGGCACAACTGGCGACCCGCTGATCTTGGAGCTGGCCCGAAAGGTCACCCTCGCAGCTCGGGGAAGCAAGACTCGGTACGTCCGCACCCCTGAAGGCTCCCGCAAGTACGGCCTGCCCATCGGTGCACCGATCACACTGGATGCGGTCAAGCGCGCTGCGATCAGGCACCCGGGCATGGTCGCCCCCGAGGACAGCGCCACCGGGAACGGTTCCTCGACGAACGCTCCCAGCTCCGCCGCCTCCAAGCCGTCCATCGAGGCCCTCACCAAGGCCCTCACCCTGCCCGAGTCCGACAGTCCGAAGATGGTCACCCCCAAGGGAGACCAGAAGGTCAGCGTCGGCGGAGCCACGTTCAACTTCCCCTCCGGTTCCAAGGTCTTCCGGCCCAAGAAGAACCCGGATGGCTTCGCAGTGGTCCGGGACCCCAACTACGATCTGGTGCTGATCACCTCCAACGGCACCGCCAGCGACATCTCCGGTGAGTCCGAGCACGTCCTGAACGCCCGACTCGACGACATCGGCCCGAACGACTCCGAGTTCAGCTCTGAGGAACTCGGTGCTCCCGCAGGGGATGCTGGGAAGCCCTCAGCAGGGTCTCCAGACCCCAACGCGCCCGACACGGCGGATACCACTGACTACGCCCAGTTCCCGTCCTACAAGGACGTTCCTGACTACCTCGACGACAAGTACATCGCCAAGGTGGTCAGCGGCCTGAAGGCCACCGGGATGGACGAGACCACCCTGAAGGCGCTGGAGGACCAGCTCCACAAGCAGAACTCCGACATCAAGGACCGCTGGACCGAGGTCAACGACCCCGACACCCACGCCCAGCAGAAGAAGATCAAGGAGATCGAGGACCAGATGGCCGCGCTTCAGGCGCAGCTGGAGGACCTGAAGACTCCGAAGCCGAACCCGACCCCCGGCAAGAAGCCTGCTCCCGACGAGGGCACGCCCCCCGCCCCCGACTACTTCGGCAACCCCAAGGGCACGGACTACGCCAGCACCCCTGCGCCGAAGGTCGACGGCGCTTCCGCGCGCAAGAAGAACGCCACGGACAAGGCGGTCTCCACCGACATCGCGGCCAACGGCATCGACGGTGAGAAGACAGCCGCGAAGCCTGCCGAGCCCAAGAAGCCTGCCGAGCCCAAGAAGCCTGCCGAGCCCAAGAAGCCTGCCGAGCCCAAGAAGTCCACCAACAAGGAGCTGGCGACCACGCAGGCCGCTTCAGTGCTGAACACCCTCAACGACGGCCCGCTGGACTCGAACAACCCGGACCATCAGGCCATGGTCGACTCGTGGGAGAAGTACCTCGACGCCAACCCCGATGTCGCGGATGCCCTGACCCCGAAGCCCAACGCCCCCGAGACGAACCCGGAGCACGACAAGCAGCTCGCTGGGCTGGAGAAGGAGGCCCGCAAGAACGCTCTGGGCCTCGCCTCCACCGAGATCGGTGGCCAGAAGGTCTGGGCCCGCCGCAACCGCCAGACCGACAGCTTCGAGTACTCCGTCGAGGACGTTTCTGGAAATGACAACGTCTTCAAGACGCGCGAGGAGGCTCTCGCTCACGTCGCTGCGAACATGCCCGAGCCTGCCCCTGAGGACCACGTCTCCAAGCGGGACACCACCAACCTGCCCCCGGCAGAGATGACTCCCGACGAGATCTCCGCGACCATCGCCGACCTCGAAGCAGGACAGGCCGAGTTCGGCTACATCAGCCCGGAAGGGGAGAAGCGCCTCTCCGAGCTGAAGGCTGCCAAGGGTGGCAAGAAGCGCGCCCCCAAGGAGGCAGCTCCCGCTCCGGTCGAGCCGGTGGTCGGTGAGTCTGGAGTGAACACCGACCCGAACATGAAGGACTACTGGACCAAGGGCGACATGGACACCCACGGCATCGCGCCGGGGCTGCCCGATTTCCCGCAGCAGGCCGTGAGCCGGTCCCAGATCTTGGAGGCCAAGCCCGGAGACAAGTTCCTGCTGAGCCACCCAGACGACCCGGAGCACAACTCCCTGTGGAACGTCGGCAAGGACGGCTACGCGCACTCGATCTCCGAGGGCGGGGATCCCATGCCTGCCCCTCTCACCGAGTTCGCGGAGACCATGGAGTTCGGCTTCCAGATCCACCCGTTCAAGGGCAACAGCAAGAACAAGAACCCCAAGCCTGACCCGGTCCCCGGCGACGTCGCCACGGAGACGTGGACTGCCAGCGCGCCCGAGGGTGCCTCCGTCCAGTCCAGCAACGGCCTGATCGGTGTGAAGGACCGGGAAGGCAAGTGGACCACCGCCATGGGCCCTGTGGCTCCGGACTACTTCGACCCCGCAGACGTCAAGGATGACGACTCCGCCGTGGTCAGCCCGACACCCACCCCGGACCACCCTCTCGGGGCCACCCGGCAGATCTCCTCTGCTGAGGACCTCAAGCTGGTGCAGGTGGGAGACTCTCTCGCGTTCAAGGACAGCGCCATGACCGGGACCAAGAACTCTGACGGCACATGGACGCTGGAGAACGACGGACTGGTCTGGAAGATGGACGATGCCAGCATTCTGGCATCGGTGGAAACTCCCGGAACCACGTGGTGGCACGTCCCCAATCAGGAGCTGGCGGGCGATGAGCCCAAGAAGAACTGGAAGCCCGGGGAGGCCATCAAGCGTCTCGGTGACCTGCTCGCACAGAAGGTCGGCACCAAGCTCCGCTACAAGTTCAAGAAGCCCAAGCCCGATGGCACTGCCGAGTCGGTCTATGTGGTGTACCCCGACGGGAAGCTCAAGAAGGATGGCAGCGCCCACTCCTTCGACTACTGGACCCTGAAGTCCTCCGTCGCCAGCGGGCAGATCTCCGTGCTGGAGGTCCCGAAGGACGACGTCGTCCTCAATGAGCCCGACGTACCCGCCATCACCAAGGTCGAGGACTACACGGTCGGCGACAAGATCGCCGACTACAAGCACCTGAAGGCGATGAAGGCCGGGGATCAGATCACGATGACGATCCCGTCGTCCAAGAACGGTGGCCAGCCGACCGCCGTGGTGCTGACCCGCACCGACGACAACAAGGACTCCGCAGGCTTCATGTTCCTCGTGGGCAAGAAGGGTGCGGGCTACAACGCTCTGGGCGAGAACAACGCGTCCATCTTCCAAGCCATCTACGACGGTCGTGTGCACTTCGGAGACATCACCCAGCTGCCGGATGCTTCCGACAAGGAGCTGATGGACAGCGGCGACTGGAGCACCGTCGCCGACATCCCGCTGTGGGATGGTGGACCTCTCGTTTCCGAAAAGGATCTGCGTACCTTCATCGACGCCCAGATCTACTCCCGCGCCATGCAGGGCTCGTACTACAACACCGACCTGCTCCCCTCCAACAGCCCCTTCAAGTCCGCCTCCCTGCGCAAGCAGATGTCCAAGATGGCCATCAAGGAGTACAGCAAGCCCGGGATGCCTGCGCGCCACAAGCCCGCCATGATCCGCTTCGCAGCGGAGAAGCTGGGGCTCCAGTTCACCGATCCGGGCTCCGCGCTGATCCCCGATGACCTCGAACTGAAGGACTTCAAGACCAAGGTCACCGTCGGCAGGTTCGCCAACAAGAACGGCTTGCCCTCATCCGAGGCCGACAAGATGGGCCCGGAGTCGCTGGAGGTCACCGTCGCGGACATCAAGACCGCCCTCGCGGTGCTCGACAGCATGGACGTGATGACCGAGGACGACCAGAACAAGGCTGACAAGATCCTGAAGCGGGTCATGGCCATGCGCGGCAGCGCCCTTCAGGACATGAACGTCGCTCTCGGCATCGCCGCCTACTACAAGGTGGGCCGCTCGCATGACGAGAAGCACAAGTCCAACTTCGGGTTCGCTGCTCGCCAGCACGACAAGCGCCGCAACAAGGCCATGCTCAAGCAGATGCTGATCGAGCAGATGGAAGGCCGGGAGCCCGGCTACTACGGCATCCCCGAGAACGAGGTCTGGTACGACGCCTACGACGAGAACGGCAACGGCATCGGGGTCAAGTACACCAACTTCTCCACGCTGACCCGGCCCAAGGTCAACAGCGACACCGATTCTGGAAACAAGAGCGCCTACGCCGACGAGGCCAAGCAGGCACTGGCAGAGGTCAGCGACTCCAAGCTCCCGGCATCCCTCACGGCGAAGGACTTGGCCAACTACCCCAAGTCCTTCCATGGCAAGGCCGGGACGATGACCCGGATGGAGTCCAAGGGTCCGGTCAGCTACCACGGCACGATCCACTTCAACTCCTACAACAACGAGCCGGGCGGGAAGCCGCACTTCAAGTACGACGACGGAGCAGGCGCAGGGTTCGCCTTCGGCCCGAACGATCTGGTCACCCTCGATGCTGACGTGACCAACACAGCTCTCGATGAGAACGTGGCTGCGGTCCTCGACGGTCCTTCCGTGCAGGCCTACCCCGTGACGTGGGTGCAGCCGAAGCCTTCCGAGCACCTGCCCAGCTACGTCGTGTCCAAGAGCGCGACCGAGATCAACGGCAGCGAGCACTCGATCTGGATCATCAACAACGGTGGTGCAGACGGCTACAGCTTCTCCCCGTTCCTGAACGGCTACCACGTCGAGCACGACAACCACGACAACCACTACCCCTCCGCTGGGGCAGCGCAGGCCGGTGCGGAGGAGTACCTCGCGGCCAAGGCCAACGTGCCTGATGCCGAGATCCCGCAGTGGGAGAAGGACCTGATGGACTGGTCCAACACCGTGGAGGTCACGACCAAGGTCAACGACACCCCCGGGTCCGTCGACCTGTCCAAGTCCATCCTGCCTGAGGAACAGCGTGGCCTCCCCGGTGATGGGCACGTCATGATCCACCCGGTCGACGGCAGTGAGCCGAAGCCTTCGTGGGGCAAGTACGGCGCTGGTGGTGTCGTGGTCACGGCCATGGACAATGGCGTCAAGAAGGTCCTCGTGGGCAAGCGTGGCGACCGGGATGAGTGGTACCTCCCCGGTGGTGCCATCGACCAGAACGAGACCGGCCTTCAGGGTGCGATGCGCGAGTTCTCCGAGGAGATCCACGGTGGCGAAGGCATCCTGAGCAACCTCAAGCTCGTTAGTGAAAACAAGGCCGTGATCGGCAAGATCTCCGGCACCGACAAGGACTGGACCTACTCCACCATCGTCACCGACCTCGGTCAGGTGCAGGACATCACAGCCCCCTCCTTCACTGAGGACTGGGAGCTGAAGGAGTACCAGTGGTTCTCCGCTGAGGAGCTGACTGCACTGGAGTCCACAGGGGCCCTGCACGCCGCGCTGTCTCACGGCAACCTCGCCAAGCTGGCCGGGTTCGAGACCGGCGACATGACCGTCCCCACCGCTGCCTACAGCAAGATGGGCCCCGACAACCTTGCGGAACCCAAGTACGACATCTCTGGCTGGACGAAGATCGCCGGAGACATCGGAGGGTCGAACCCCGGAGGCGTCTACCTCGACGAGAGCGGCAAGAAGTTCTATGTCAAGAAGGGCACTCCCGGGCACATGCACAACGAGGTTGTGGCTTCCGCCTTCTATCACCACTTCGAGGTCAATGCCAACGAGGTCGCCTTGGGCAAGGATGGGAACAAGAGCGACCGTTATCTCGTGAGTCCGTGGATCGAGAACGACGGCAAGGCACTGCCCAAGGCAATGGTCGGACAGGGCCCCACCGGCAAGGCGTTCCTCGCCAAGGTGCAGGAAGACTTCGCCATCGACGCATGGCTGGGCAACTACGACGTGGCCGGGATGGGCCCGTGGAATCTCGTTGCTGACAAGGATGGCAAGCCCCTCCGCATCGACCCGGGGGGTGCGATGGGGTACCGCGCCACGGGTGGCAAGAAGGACTGGTGGAGTGGAGACCCCACCGACATCGACGACATGCGCAACGGATCGACCAAGTCCCCCGGCTACTCCAAGCTGCCTCAGGTCTTCGGGTCGATGGATGACGAGGCTGTGGGTGAGTCCGCCAAGAAGCTGCTGAACATCACCCCGGACCAGATCCACACCATCGTCCACTCCTCCGGGTTCAGCGACGCCGAGAAGGCTGAGTTGTACGACACGCTGGTGGAGCGCCGCGCCAAGATCCTCGACCGGTTCGGGATCAAGGACGAGACCCCCAACGCCGCCGTGAACGCGGTGGCCACCATTCAGGCCCACAGCAAGGGACAGGGAGCCTTCAAGAAGGGCGAGGTCGCCCAGCTCAAGCAGACCGGCGAGAAGTTCACCATCACCGGCTCCAACAACGAGATCTCCTACGGCGAGACCTCCCCCGGCGTCTACGGGGCCTACCTCAACGACGAGCTGTCGGTGCAGGATGCTCCGTTCACGATCCCCGCTGGTGAGACCTACGCCTTCTCCAGCAACGACAAGGTCTACACGGTGGGGGAGAAGGTCAGCGTCTCCAACCCCGAGACCGAGAAGTTCAAGGACGCTGTCGTGCTCAGCGCTGACCCCTCCAGTGGACTGGTGGAGCTGGACTACGCCGACGGCACCCACGGCTTCGCGGACAAGACCCACGTCGTGAAGGCTCCCGAGCCGCTGGGCAGCAACAGGGTCCCCACTGCACTGCCGGATGGTTACAAGCCGGTTCCTGCTGGAGAGAAGATTCTCGCCAAGTACAAGGGCGCGGACATCTACGCGGTGACCAATGGGGACAGCGTCGACTACCACTACGGGCCGAACAATGGCTCCGAGTCGGGGACGGTCTTTCATGCTGGGGGCATTGACACGGCCTTCATCAAGGACCACAAGGCGATGTGGGACTCCTTCGACGAGGCTCCTGCTGCCGCGCCGGAGCCGATCCCCAGCTACCCCGAGGGGCTCAGCTTCACCCCGACGTACCAGCTGGCTGCGGGGGACAAGCTCTACTACAACTCTGACCAGTCGTCCATCACCATCGTCGAGGCCAAGGGGCAGGTGGTGCAGGTTTCTGCAAACCAGCCCAACGGCGACATGTACGGCGCACAGAGTGAGACGGCCAAGAGCATCAAGGAGTGGATCGCGGATCCGAAGAGCAGCTTCACTCCGGTGGAGGACGCCCCCAAGGCTCCCGACCTGCCCGCTCTGCCGTTCGTGTCCACCTACGTCCCCGAGGCGGGGGACCAGATGTACTACAACGAGGACGAGACCACTGTCTCGGTGCTCAAGGCCAACGGCGACGTGGTCCACGTCAGCGAGTTCAACCCCAACGGTCTCACGCACCCCAACGGCGACTCCATGAATGCAGTCATGAAGGACTGGTTCGCCGCCCCTGACAGCAGCTACCACCCGGTCCCCACTGGCACCCCGGACGCTCCGGCAGCCGCAGGCAACCCGGCACCGGCCACCATGCCCGACGGCTACGCCCCGATGCCCGAAGGCGCTCGGATCCTCGCCAAGCACACCAGCAACGGCAACTTCGTGGTCCGCCACGCCGACAACACCGCCCACTACTACTTCCCCGACGGCAAGGTGCAGGCTGCGCTGGCCTACCCCTCCGTCTTCGAGGAGAAGTCCGACAACTGGGATCCCTACGACAAGCCCGAGCCCGGCGTCTCCAAGAAGCTGCCGCCCATGACCGAGCTGCCGGATGGCTTCAAGAAGCTCCCGGCCAACGCCACCATCGTGGCCAAGACGGTCTCCCCCAGCCCCGCCTACGCCGTGGAGTGGAAGGGCAAGATCTGGTACTACAACCCCTCCGGAGCCGTCATGGACGCCGGAGAAGCTGGTGCGACCAAGCGGATGATCGAGAAGACCACCGACGGCTGGGTCATGTTCGAGAAGCCCAACGAGATCCTCGACAGCCCCAAGGCCGATGTGATCAAGGCCCCCGATAAGCTGCCCGCTGGTTACACCCAGCCCGCACCGGGATCGAAGTACATCGCCATGTACTCCGGAGCCTCCGGAGATGTTCATGCAGTGATGGGGGCCGACGGCAAGGTCTCCTACTTCTACGCCGACGGCAGCACCTATGAGCTGCCCGGGGACGGCGACGTGGAGGCCAAGAACCTCGCGAACACGGCCAAGTACGAGAAGAGCTGGTCGCTGTACGACGGCTACGACCTGCCGATGTCGGCCCCGAAGAAGAGCTTGCTGCCTGACAACTACCTTGCGCCCCCGGAGGGCTCCAAGGTCATCGCGGTGGACATGACCGGCAAGATCTACGCGGTCAAGCACCCCGACGGAACCATGAGCTGGGCCTACCCGTCCGGCTACAACTACGACCAGCCCGCCCACATCACCGAGCAGACGGTGCTGGGGAACACGCACAGCTGGAAGCCGGTCGACCCGAGCAACCCAGCCACGGTCATCGACGCCAACATCGATGGGGTCAAGGACCACAAGGGCTCCGTGCTCGCCGTCGGCGACGACGTCACGGTCGTGAAGTTCAACAAGGGTGGACTCTCCAACAAGGCCAAGGTCGTTTCGATAAACAAGGTGACCGGCAAGGTCAAGATCGTCCGTCTGGACGACAAGGGCAACCAGCTCTGGGGCTCGGACGGCAAGCTGGTCTACTCGACGCTGGACTCCAAGAGCCTTGGCAAGGCCGCACCCAAGGTGGTCTGGGACTCCTCCACAGGCCTCCCCAAGGGCGTCTCCATGAGCGAGGGCAACCCGGACAGCCCGATGTATGGCAAGCCCGCTCCCGTGGCTCCCAAGGCCCCTGTGAGCGTCGGTGACAGTGCAGGCCCAACCCCACTCGATCTGTCGCCTGACTTCATGGAGCGGGCGGAGAAGGCCTATGCCGCCTACCGGGCGAAGCACTCTCCCGTTCTCGACCCCAAGGCATTGAAGGACTCCTCCACTGCGTGGAACCCGATCAATCAGGCCATGCACGGGGATCAGGCCCAGCTGGACCACATCAAGACCAAGGGCTACTTCGGCGACGAGCCTGCGCTCTACGAGGAGATTCAGGCCTCCATCGACAAGCTGAAGGCCAGTTACTCCGAGACCATCCACGCCTACGAGGTGCAGAAGGCCGAGTACGAGGCCAAGCACACCGAGTGGCTACAGGCCAATGGACACGCCTTCTACACCCCACTGCACCACGACGATCCCAGCGTGCTGGCGATGTCGGCAGATGAGTCCGACAAGTACTGCAAGGCGAAGTGGGGAGGCATCCTCAAGACGTTGTCCCCGAAGGCCCAGAAGGGACTGGACACCCAGAAGAACGCTTCCAACTGGCAGACCTACCTCCGGAAGATGCCCGCCAAGCTGGGCTTCAAGAAGGCAGACATCGCTGAGCAGGCCAAGACCGACCCCTACTCAGCCAAGATGGATGTCTGGGAAGGCTGCAAGCAGGCCGCAGATGAGGCTGGTCCTGTGGGCGAGGCCTTCCGGGCTTCCCGGACGGTCTCCTTCGACCGGTTCGTGCGGAACGATGGCAGCCGGTTCAAGGAAGGTGACGATCTCAGGTCCATGATCGGATCCATCCAGAAGGATCACGGGGCCATGGAGATCGTTCCCGGCTCGATGGACCACGGAGGTCAGGTCGTCAAGTTTTACAACGTCTACGTCGACCTCGTGGTGCCTCCGGAGATGAAGGGTGTCTACACAGGGGCAGGTAGTGGGAACCACAACAACACCGGGGAAAACGGCATGATCATGGAGCCCGGTCTGGCCATGTATATCTGGGACGTCGTGCCTTACAACGGTTCCTACAAGGTGATGGCGTCTCTGATTCCCCCGGAGGTCTACCCCTACATGAACTACTTCGAGGGAGACCCGGACAGCCACAACATCGTCGAGCCCAACAGCCCGCAGGCTGCGGCCATGAACGGGATGAAGAAGGCCAACGAGATGAAGGCCGACTACGAGGCTGCCATGGCCCTCTACAAGGCTCAGAAGCTGCCGAAGGAGTCTCCGGCGATGATTGCAGCGGAGAAGCTGAAGGCGGAGTACGAGGCCCTGATGGCGAAATACGCTTCGGTCGGCGTATCAACGAAGTGACAGTGCAGACAGGAGCACCGATGAGCAGCATGGCCCCACCCGGCCCGAACACCCAGCCGACGCCCGAGCAGATGGCCATGATCGAGGCCATGCAGCAGCCGTTCGAGCTGGTCCGCAAGGGCGCTGAGCGCTACGACGGGCTCGACCGCACCAAGCAGGGCACGTGGCGTGCGATCACCTCCCACGGGCTCCCCATGGGGCTGGCGTGGACCGACTGGGAGAACGGCTTCGACGTCCGTCCCCTGCACGACGGGGCGGTCTCTGTCCGACTGGGCAAGTACCCCGAGCACGCCAAGGCCGTGGGGGTCACAGCGTCGTGGGCGTTCACCACACTGGAGGAGTACATCAAGACCTTCGACCCGACCGACGAGGTGGCCATGGGTCCGGACCAGAGGGGACCTCTCTCGGGAGCAGCGGACTATAGCGGAGATGTCCCAAGTTATGGTACCTTTGTTGATACCGAAGAGGACTAGCAGAAGGGAAGGATCACAGTGCCACTGAAGCCTGAGTACGACGGCGACGCCATGAAGGCACCGGGTGCCTTCCTCGCTGTTTCCAAGAACAAGAAGACCGACGAGGTCCTCGGTCTCTACGTCATCTGCGATGAGGGCAACTTCATCCGGGGCAACGGTCTGTGGATCACCGCCACAGGGAAGGCCCTGTACCAGCTGCACGGCTCCCAGCTCATCCCGATGGACCCCGCGTTCATCGACACCTTCGACGAGATGGACAAGACCGGGCGGAAGCCCACCGATGACGAGATCACCGACGGCAGCAAGGTCACGGCCACCGCGTAGTTCCTGAAACAAGTCGAGCCCCTTCCCCTGTGGGAGGGGCTCTGCTGTGTCCTTGGTCCGATCTTCTTCAGCATGGATCAGTTCGTAGTCGTACCGGGGCCGAGGGGTGACCGCTTCGTCGAGCTGTCCCACACCGCCTCAGGGCGTGTTTTCCGAAAGCAGATCCTGCACTTCGGACAGCTGAAGTACCCCGGCGTCAAGGGCGGCTCGGTGCAGGTCGACCAGAAGTTCGCCGACACCCTCATCGCCAACTTCGCCGCAGGCGTGGCCGACATCGTTCAGGTCCCCAAGGTGAACGGCGACAACGAGCACACCGAGGATCCCGACCGGAACATCGGTGAAGTCATCAGGCTCTACAAGGCCGACGATGGCGTCTACGTCGACATCGACGTCCGTACCGACGATGCGGACAAGGTGGGCAAGACCCTGCTGGGGGCTTCCGCCATGCTCCACCTCGACTACATGGACACCACGAGCGGCGAACGGGTGGGTCCGACCCTCCTGCACACCGCCATCACCAACCGGCCCTATGTGACCAATCTCAAGGGTTTCGAGGAGGTCATCGCTGCCTCGCGCGGTGGGGCCGATCTTGATAAGCAGGTGCTGGTGCTTACTCCGGCAGACAACGAGGAGAACTTCATGACTCTGGAAGAGACGCTCGCCGCTCTCAAGGCCGACCACGGCATCGACGTGACCGCCCTTCAGGAGAAGGCCGCGCTGGCAGATGCGTCTGTCGCACTGAGCAACAAGATTCAGGAAGAGCTGGTCGGTACCGGCCTCCTGACCCTGAGCAACACCGACGAGACGGTCTCTGCTGAGGTCCTCATCGGTGCCGTCGCAGAAGCCGGGAACAAGATCGTCGCGCTGACCGCCAAGGTCGACACGCTGGTCGAGGCTTCCGCCAAGAGCGCCGCCGAAGCCGCAGTCGAGGCACTGGTCCTCTCCGGCCACATCCTCCCGAAGAACCGTGAGGCCATGGTCGAGCTGAAGCTCTCCAACGCCGAGCTGTTCGACAAGGTCCTCCCGGAGAAGCCGCTCGTCAAGCTCTCCGCAGAGGGTGGCGTCGAGACCACCGACGACGCGCACGACAAGACCGTGGAGGACGAGATCGCTCGCCTCAGCGCGGTCGCCGACAAGCAGACCGCCGCGTACGTCCGCTCGTAGTACTCAGACCCGACCAGAACTCTCAGAAGGAGAACACCAGAAATGACCACCGAATACTACGGAAACTCGATGCCCGGTGCGGGCTTCGTCACCTCCGACACCACTGTCGACGACGAGCTGATGTACTCGATGGTCGGCTACACGCAGAAGGGCGTCACCCTGAAGCCGGGGCAGGGCGTGCTCCTGCTGGGCACCTTCATCAAGCAGGACGCCGGTTCCAAGATGTACGTCAAGACCGCTGGCACCGACGGTGAGGGTGTGCTCCGCAAGACCACCAACACCGGCTCCGACGTCAACGGCCAGCGCTGGCAGGGCAACATCGTCCTCACCGGCCTCCTGAAGCTCGACAAGGTCTCGGCAGCCAACTCCGGGGTCACGCTGACCTCGGTGCTGGGTGCGCGGGTCAACACCGTGCTCGGTTTCTTCAAGTTCTGAGCAAGGACCTCTCCCGGTCGGGATTCTGAGGTGATGGAAGGGCCCCCGGCCCTTCCTGATCCTGAGTAGCTCGGAAGGCCAACTCAATCCAGATCAGGCAAGTGACCGGTAACCAATCCGGGCCGCAGATCGGGCACCTAAGCCGGTGTCGCTGACTTCCCAGAAACCACTCTGGCGCGACGAAAGGACAACTTCAGTGCCCGAGATCTCTCTGCTCCAGCCCACGGTGCTCCGTGGTGTCGTCGAGCGCTTCACCGCTCCTGAGTCTCTGGAGATGCTCAGCCGCGTCCCGCAGACCCCCCACCCGTTCCCGACGGTGCAGTGGGAAGTCATCCGTGGCTCCCGCGCCATCGCTCGCCCGAACGTCCCGAACAGCGAAGCACACATCGTGCCGCGCCTCGGTCGCTCCAGCCAGAGCGCGGCCTTCGTCTACCTTCGCGAGAAGAAGGTCTTCGAGCCCACCACGCTCCACTGGCTGCGCCAGTCGGCCAACTCGGTCTCCGAGCTGGCGAACACCCGCGCTGAGGAGTCGGTGCTGCGTGAGGTCAAGGACCTCAACCAGCGCTTCGACAACTTCGCCGAGTACCTGATCTGGCAGGCCTGCACGGGCACCCTGACCCTCGACTACCCGGACGTTCAGGCGACCGTGGACTACAAGTTCCTCCCGTCGCACAAGGCGTCGGTTGCGGGCTCGTGGGCCACTGCCACCCCGGGAGCAATCGTCGAGGACATCCGCGCCCTCAAGCGGCTGATCACCCGCGACGGTCGGGTCCCGGCTGTCGATGCGTACGCCACGGAGAAGACCATGACGTACATCTTCAACGCCTTCGCCAACACGGGCGCGGCTTCCCCCGGCACTGCCGGTGGCATCCTGCTCTCCGACCGGATGAAGGACCAGTACTACCAGAACGGCATCCTCCCGGGCTTCATGGGCCTGAACTGGAAGCCGCAGGAGGCCGTGTACGACGGCGCAGGCGCTGCCTACACCGCATCCCCGACCATCCCCGCCGCCGAGCAGCGCTTCTTCGCTGACGACGCCCTGCTGATCGGCAACTTCACCGAGAACCGCCCCATCGAACTCTTCATCGGCCCCACCGCCGACGACGAGGCCCCGGACGGCTACACCGGCAAGTTCGCCAAGACGTGGAAGGACAAGGACCCGTCGGCCCGTCAGTACCTGCTGGAGTGGAACCTCCTGCCGGTCATCACGAGGCCGGAACAGTTCGTTTATGTCAGCGATGTTACGCCGGGCTGATCTGGTGATCACAGCTAAAGTGTGCTAAACTCTCCTGCATGGAGAGACGTGCATGGTTGGACTCAGAGGTCGAACTTCTTCGGAAGTCGGCCTCTGAGTCATTTCTGAAGGATCTGGCGACCGAACTGGATCGCCCGGTGAAGATGGTCCGCTGGAAGCTCAATCAGCTGGGTCTGAAGGCCAAGGACGCCCGGACAGGCAACACTGGTCGTCCCGTGTCGATCTGGACTGCTGAGCGGCTGGAGCACCTGAGAAGGCTGGCCCCCACGATGTCAGCAGCCCACATCGCCGTGGGGCTGGGAGTCACCGAGAAGCAGGTGAGGACCGCCCTGTTCGAGCACGGGATCGAGGGTCGAGGTGTTTCGAGAAAGCAGACTCCTGAAGAGGTGAAGGCTCGGACAGCTCCCCTGAAGGGCCGGATCAAGGTGGACCGGAAGGCATCTCGTACCTGCTCCCGCTGTGGGGAAGAGAAGCCGGTCTTCCAGTACCCCAGTGAGTCCACGGTGGAGAGCCTGCTGTGTGAGGAGTGCCGGAAGAAGGCTCGGGCTGAACGTCATGCTGCGCTGACTCCTGAAGAACGTCGGCGGATGAACCTTCAGCAGAGAACCAATCGCCATGGCCTGTCGAGGGAGACCTACACAGCCCTGTTGGAAGCACAGAGTTACTCCTGCGCCGTGTGCCTGACTCCGTTTTCCGAAACCAGATCACCTGCGATTGACCACGACCACAAGCACTGCTCAGGAGTATCGGGGTGCGCCCAGTGCATCAGGGGGCTGGTCTGCACAAGATGCAACACAGCCGTGGGGTGGGCGGAGACCTTCCACGCCTCTCCCGAGTACCTTGAGGCCATCGCTGCCTACCTGTCCAAGGCCGATCTTCTGTAGTGACTAACGGGAGGCAACGATGAACAGGTTCGTGCTGGACCTCGAAGCCTTCCGGGGCGACTCGTTTGACAAAACAATCCGGATCAAGGACAAGGCAACCCGGCAGCCCATCGACCTGTCCGGCTCGACATGG